GGCCTGTTGGACCTGCACTGCCTGCTGTACCCTGAGGGCCTGTTGGACCTGCACTGCCTGCTGTACCCTGAGGGCCTGTTGGACCTGCACTGCCTGCTGGGCCAGTTGCACCGGTTGCACTTGCTGCACCAGCGGGACCAGTGGGGCCTGTAGAACCAGCTGTGCCGTTTGAACCTGCTGGACCCGTTGGTCCTGTTATTGTACTTGCTGCACCCACTGCACCTGTTGGACCTGTAGAACCAGCTGTGCCGTTTGAACCTGCTGGACCCGTTGGTCCAGCACTACCTGCTGTACCTTGAGGACCTGTAGGACCTGCTATACCAGCAGAACCTGTATGACCTGTTGGTCCTGTAACTGTACTTGCTGCACCAGTTGGACCCGTACTGCCTATCGATCCTTGTGGACCTGTAGCACCTACTAAGCCTTGTGAGCCTGTTGGTCCAATACTACCTGCTGGTCCTTGCTGTCCTGTAGGACCTGTACTGCCTATCAATCCTTGCGGACCTGTATAACCTGTTGCACCTGTCGCACCAGTTGGACCTGTTACTGTACTTGCTGGTCCAGTAGGACCTACACTACCTGCTGGACCAGTCGGACCACCTGCCGGTCCAGTTGGACCAATGTCACCTGCTGGACCAGTTGGGCCACCAAACGGACCAGTCGGACCTTGAGGACCAGTTGGACCAGTACCACTATTGCCGCCTACACCTGTTAATGGTAATCCACCTGGTGTAAAACCGTCATGTGCATGAACAATTACGTTACCTTGTAATATGGCAACATCATCTAAGGTTAATTCACCAACGGGTCCGATGTAGGTATCAAAGACTACATCTACTTGTTTAAAGTCTATCTTACGCATCGTAAAAGTGCATCCTTTCCAGCGACGTGATAAGGCCTGAATTCAATTAGGCAACTGCTCTTCTATTTATCGATAGTGGTTACTTGCAAGTTTGTTATATATTAGTATTAAAAGTAGAAAACATGTTAACTACTTAAGAATGCCAATAATACAGCCCATGCGGCACATAAACCAGCAAGCAATTCCCAGTATTCGGGGTGTGCTGTGTAGCTAGATGCGAAAAACGTGGATATTATTAATACCCACGCTGTGTCTTTTTGTAAAAATTTTATAAGTGATGATTTAATGAATGATAATATTTTTCCCACAAAATATTTATAGTGGCACCAACTGAATATAACTAACTGGTTTTGTCAGAAAGATACTGTTCTAATTCAGGTGCCTTCCAGCCTTCGGGTTTAAGCACCTTCCCATCCTCACGTTTACGTACTTTACCAGTTTCTCTATCAATTTTAGCAAAATTTGTGATCATAACTTCGTTCCATGCACCTTCTGCATCAGCACCCATGCTGTGAATAGCACCAATTGTTACTACTAGAATATCAATAAGTGCATCAAGCTCGTCAACTTGAGTAGTTGCTTCTTCAAGCTCTGTAACTTCCTCTGCAATAAGACTTTTATATAAAGCATATTGTGAGGAGTTAAACCCACTCACAGTTTGATCACATGCTTCCATAAACTTTTTTTGATCCTTAAATGGGTTCATATTACTTCACCTTTGCTGGGAATATAAATCTATAAACACCAACTCCTGTGCTTACAGTAATTTGTACAGCGCCCTTGCTGCTAAATGCCATTTCTGTTTCAGTACTATCGGCTAGTTTAAGTACTGTTTGAATATGACTAATCTTCCACTTGTGCTGGCTATCGAACTTTTCTTTTAAATCTGTTGCAAATGTAACACTACCACGTTGATTAGCAGCACCATCTTCTCCGATGTAAAACTTTAAATCACCATCTTTAATACTAGGTGTAAAATACTGTTCATATGCACCTAAACCGTTAGCAGCCCAGCTAAACTGTTGAATGTGTGCCTTTGTCGGCTTGATTACAACATCCCAAGCCGGTTCAATAAACTTTGGTTGATCCGGAATCAACTTGGTGCTCATAAAGCGATAGTTGATAAAACTCTTGCTTTTGTTCTCATAAGTTAGTTCTTCTGGAACTTTGTTCTTATAAACAACTTCTAATCGACTATCAGTGCTATTAAACTCTGAATCGCTAGTAATATGGCTTAGTAGGCTCAGATTGCTTAGTCCAAATTCACCGTTGAGATCATCAAGTGGTGTTGTAAATTTACCTTTTAGTACAACGTCTTTGTCTTTTTCCAGTGCTTCGATAACAATATCCTTGCTGGTAGCAGTGATCTTAACTTTGTCAAAAAAACCTGTGCTAATAACATTCTTAACTAAATCCTGTGTGTAATCCTTCAAAGTGCTCATCTGTAGCCTCCTGCCTTGTTCCCAATTTTTGATTGTTGATCTTCTTCTAATCGCATATTAGCATTAGTGTTAATATCTTCGTCTGTCCAACCGCAACACTTTTTCAAAATAAATCTCTTGCTTAACCACTGTGGTGCAATATTAAGTGCTTCGCAAAGAGTTTTCAAGTCCTGCGGTGACATATTATCTTTAGCTGCCATGTGCTTACTCCTGATATGTTAGTATATCTTGTAAAATTGGTGTTTACAAATTAGAAACTGAATAAGTCATCGAAACTACCGTTGTCTTTATGAGCATTGAGATCCCAGTTTAAGACAGAAAGCAAATTTTGCAATTTCTTATCAATTAATGCTTGTTCCATTGCATCGCTGTCAAATGGTAATTCCTTAAACCAATTTGGTAAATTCATTTCATCAACGGGATATGCAATGCTGGTAATGCCTGCTGGGTTTGGCTTTAGTTTACACACAACTACCTTGGTACCATCTGTAATAGCCATGCTATAATGATCATTATAAACTCTGCGTAACTTGTTCCAATTTAGGCTAGCAGCAACATGACCCGGGGTACTGGTCTTTTTGGTTACTGCGGTTACACTCCAATTCATCCTTTCCTGTGCTTTACGTACGTTCTCATAATGTGTCATATTATTAACACGTTTAGGTGAACCTTGTAACCACTTGTCCCAACTACGGAATTCTCGTCTAAAATCACTTATTTGTTGGAATATTTCTTCTTTGGGTTTACCTGTAAGTGTAGCAACTAGTACATCGTTTAAGAAGTCCTGCACAGTTTTTGGTGTATCAGATCGCTTGAGATCTAATCCCATGGCTTTGATCTTACCGGGTTTACCATCGACGTCGACTCGTTTACCTTCAGAGTCATAAATCAACACTGCATAACGCTTTTTGGTAATAAACAAGCCTTTAACTGCGCAAAGTTCTCTACCTGCTCGAATAATAGCACCACTTTCCAGAGAACAATTAAATGCTTGATTCATAAAACCAGGGAAACTGTCATTGGTCATATCAGCAATCTTGTCATATAAATCAGTGATATTTTCTTTACTCCACTCAAAATCTTTGAATTCTGGTTGATTTTTCATAACAGTATAGGCAGAGAAATAGCCAGAGTCTGTATTATGAACCAGGATATCATTGGCAAAAAAGAATGGATCACCGTCGTTTATGCTAATATCATACACATAATCTTCAACCTCACCCAAACATTTAACTGATTTTATAAATGTTCTTTCAATATCCATTCTGCCACCTTTTTTGCGGTATTAACCTTATCTTTTAAAAATTCATCTTCCCATATGACTATTACATTGTACCCTAACTCTTTAGCAAGTTTTATTTTAATTTCATCTCTTTTCCAAATTTCTTGAGCAGATCGGTGTCTTATCATATGATCATGATTGTATATTTTAGGATCAGCATGCCAATAATTACCATTGAATTCAACTATACAGTTATTATGTTTAATATCATATATTAAGTACGTTTCGAGTTCGTGACACCATTTTCCAAAAGGTTTATTGAATGATGTGTGATCTAATTTTCCAGTAATAGATTCTATAAGATTAACAAATTCTCGTTCTAATTGACTAAAATATTTTAAATTCTGTCGGTTTAAAATTAATTCTACTGCTTCATCAATAGATATGTTAGATTTGTGAGCTATTGCAACTGGATCATGACTTTCAGATTTTTTCTTATTAATTTCTTTAAATTTTAATAAGCCTTTTACTTTACCATATTTTTCAATTAAGTATTCAAGAGAATTGGTATATGCCTGTCTTTCGCAGTATTCATCCCATAGTTTGATTCCTTCCTCTTCTCCGTGTCGGGATATCATATTATTAAGAGTTACTGCTCTTGATTTATTATATTCACTGAATTTTTCTTCATTCCACCCATGAACGTTTTTCTTATATTCAAATGTGTTACTATAAGCTTGTTTCTGCTTATATGCCTCCCACTTATCTGTACCCTCTTTTTCTCCATATTTTTTAATAAAATTATTTAAAGTTACAGCCGTTCTTTTAGATAAATCTTTATCAACTAAAATTTCGTTAGGATAACTTTTTAAATAATCTGTGCCATTTTTAAAACGACCTGAACAATTATATCTAAAATGAGTCCATTGTAATCTACTTGCTTCGAATCCACATTCTTTACATTTTGGCATATGGCAATACCTCCTATTGCCATATAATTATCTCTTTAGACATATGATTTGATCAGTTTCTTTTATTTCGGTGGGTTTAACTTCTAGTAAGAATCCATCTCGGTCAACCATAATGCTATGGTCTTCGGTAACTTTAACCAATTTACCGTTTTCTAATTCTATTTCATAAATTTTCTTTTTTGTTTTATGTCTCATAACATGAGATGGAACTGATATAACTGCATTGTCTTCATATGCATTAAATCCTAGAACTCTATGTTGAGGCCATAAACCGTATTCCTTTTCATTTACAATTGATTTTTCAAGGCATTGATTAAACATTTGGGAAATAGTTATTTCTCCGTCGTCTGTTAATATTTTAGTATCACCAGTTACACTGTCACCATATATAATACTTTCTCCCATGTAATCATAGTTGCCGGTAATGATCTCGTTGATCTTACCCTGCATATGACGCACAATACAACGACCACTTAGTGTAGTGCTTTGTGCAACACGAGGGTCAAACCAACGCGAACCAGGATTTCCAACAGCGCCATACAAGCTGTTAAGTAGAATCTTTTTGATCAACTGTCTTTGATCATAAAATACAGCCTTCTTTTTGAATTCAGACTTTTCTTCTCCAACAGCTTCGTCAGCCATTAATGCCCACTTCCTGGCTTCTTTTTGTAGATCCTTACGTTCAGCATACCAACGTGCTAGAACTCCTGGTATCAATCCTGCCTTGTCATAGCTAAAAATAGTACCATTGGCACTGATAGTAAGCTTCTTACCACTCTTAAAAACAAGATCGTATACTTCCTTACCGGTAACAGTAACAGCACTACCATCTTCAAAATCTACTTGCAGAGGAGTTTGATTCTGTGCCATTACTGCTTCATATTCCAGCGTTCCAAACATGTTATTCCATGCGTCAGCGAAACTGCGTTTTTCTTCTTTGACACGTTTAGCAATCAGTTTATCTGTCATTTCAGGTCTTATTTGCCCGACGATAGATTCAGGGCTCATGTTCAGTGCGCGAATTGTTGACGGATACAGTGAGTTAATATCAACACCACCAATCCAATCATGCATACCCTGTTTGGGATCTGCTACATATGCACCAACAACTGATCCTCCTACGCTTTCTTCTTCTTCCCAACGTGCTTCTTTTTCTTCTTGCGTTTCTCTGATTCTGGTAGGAACCATAAGATCCATGTCATGTGCAGCATTAACAATGGCTTGATCGATCAGTGCAACTGCACCCATAGTTGTTTGAAATAACACACAATTGGTATGTGCAAGATTATTAGCAAGTTCAATAAACTTCAGTTTCTTATCAATCTTGACTAACAACATAACATCTTGCTTGTTATATTCAATAAACTTACGGAAATCATTGTTGTAAAGTGCGTCTAGTGTGCCTTCATACTGTGTTTTCTTTTCATCTACTTCATACTCGCCCACAAAGTCCAGTCGATAACTATGCATCTCGTGATAGGTATGCTTGCGATACAGTTGCAAGTAGTCTAAATGTACTCGACCTACTAGATCATATGTAATGGTTTCGCGACCGTAACTTTCGTACTCTCGTTTTCTGGGCAGTTTATTCCACAAGCAAAGACGACGAGTTTCATCCTTACCCATGACTTGTACAATACGATTGTGTATGTATGGCAAGTCATATGCTTCTGAATTATGTACTTTTACACCATTACAAATAAAGTAATGATCGGATGTTTGTATATCACCCATTTCAACTAATTCGTCAGTTTCTATAATTTTTGAAATTTTAATCAAATGTATGTTATTCATATGAAAAGCGTGTAGCTTTTTACGAGAGGTGTTATTAGATGTATTGGTTATTGAAATATTTGATAATTTTTTATTTTTAAGTGAGTGTGATAATTGTAAATTTTTAATAAAATCTAAATTAGATACAATTGTAGGAATTCTAATATAATTTTTTCTAACTGATGCATATATACCGTTCCACGATAAAAGTGCTGACAGGCTATATGCATCGTCGTTATAATTGCAAAGTGTTATTGATTTTTTATCGACAGATCCGTCACCATCGATCATGCCAGAATAAAATGAATTAAATTGATCAAATGATAACCGTGATAACAATTCAGTGTTTAACTGTTTTGTATATTTTTGATTAAAAGTATATATTAACGGTAATAACAAACCTATAACAGTTTGCCCACTAAAAGTGGTATAAAAAATTTTATCTTGATTTTTTAATTTCCATTTGTTGTAAATATTTAAGTTTTTTAACAAAATATTATAATTAGAAATAATTCCATCATTTTTATTACAAGCGCCAAAACATTTATCATAATTAGAATAAAATCCGTCGGTATAGACAAAACCTAAAATTTTAAGTGCATCGTGTTGAATAATTTGAGTAATGTCCAATCGAAAAGCTTTGCTCTTTGCATTAATATAAAATCCATGGATATTTTTACTATTTAAATAATCTTTTATTTGATCATTTGTTAAAAGATGTTTAACTTTTTTGTAAGTTAACACATAATTAGTAGATTTATATCCTAACTCTTTTTGGTATTTCTTTTTTATTTTTCGATCGTCAATGATAATATCAATGTTACAATTAATAAGTACATCAAGGTTTTCTAGTATTAATTTTTTATAAGTCAAGTCCTCATTATTATTTCTGACAGTGTGCAATTCAACAAATACATCTTGATTCTTTTTCATAAGTTGTTTAATGTCTCTGACGTTCAACTCTTGTCTTGATTCAAACAAGGTTGACGGGCATTTATATTTTAATGGCTCTTTTGAATAAACAGGTATAACATGTTCGTCAGATAATTCTAGTTTATGCCCGTGTATAGTTATTAGATGATTGTTCTTCTTTAACCCAGATTTATGTGTATCTATCACTGTTTGACCATTTTTTAATTTTTGATTTGTTGTGATATTCTTGAGACTCAATAATCGGTCTTCACAGTGTACATACTCGTTTAGATTTATACAGTTCCATCCGGATAACACATCAACATCGTCTATCAAAGCTAGAAAAACTTCGAGCAATTCTTTTTCGTTTTCGCACAATACTGTATCTTCAAATTGATCTATTATTTGTTGTGCTGCTGCTGTACTCATTCCTTTGGGTTTGATCACAAGTGTAAAATTCTTTTCTATCCAATTTAGATAGATGCTGATAGCTGTAATAGGGGAGAATGCATCGTCTGGACTGCTAAAACCTCTTAACGGATCAAAGTCAGTTTCGATATCTAGAAAACCAACATGTAGATCCGGTGTTGGTGCATCTTTATAGTGATCGTGTAAGCATCTAAATATGGGATTTATATCACTTTCGTGTAATTTTACCCTGGGTAATAAAGCGACTTCTCGCTTAAATTCTTTTTCTTTAGATGTTTGATATCTTTCAAGTTTTGTACCAAAAATGCTGGTGTATTTGCCTCGTTCGCTGGGCCAATATACAACATATCGAGTCGGATGTGTTACGAGAACCCGTTGACCGGCCGCATTTCGTTCTGATACCAAAATCTGGTTCTTATCTTTCTCTATAATTGCATCAACATACATTAATACACTCCACTATGATGTATAAGTTTACACGATCACACGGCTAAGTGCGACCTAATGTACCGTTAATTTTCTATTTAATTTGCAGCCAATTTGGTGTAACTATCGCTATGATACCAGTCCCACGCATGTTTAACAATATCTTCAACTGTGTATTCTGGTTCCCAATTCAATTGGTGTTTGGCTTTTTCTGTATTAGCAACCAAGATAGCAGGGTCACCTATTCTGTCAGGCCCAATTTCATAATTTACAGATTGTCCTGTAACTAATTCTGCTGCATGTATCATTTCCAGTACGGTAGTTCCTGTACCGCTGCCTAAATTTATGGCATGAGCACCCGGGTTTTCTTTTAGATAGTCAATTCCTAATACATGTGCCCTAGCAATATCGCAAACGTGTGCATAATCTCTAACACAAGTTCCATCTTTGGTTGGATACTGATCACTATAAACAGTTAATAGGTCACCTTTAACCAGACTTTCCATGATTCTTGCTACAAGATGTGTAGCACCCACATCTTGACCCAGTCTTGATTTGGGATCTGCACCAGCAGCATTGAAGTATCTAAAACTCATGCTGTTGATTTTATATGCCGTAGCATAATCTTTAAGTGTTAATTCGGTTATAAATTTGGTATTGCCGTAGGGATTTATTGGTTTTGGTATGTCGTGTTCTGTGCAGATCTTAGCCCAACCAGTACCATAAACACTAGCACTGCTACTGAATATGATATTATTAAGGTTATTTGATCGCATAACATCTAATAGTTTTATGGTTTTTACCACATTATTATTATAGTATTCGGCTGGATATGTGATACTGGGCCCGACTAAACTAGTACCTGCACAATGTATAATAGCTTCTGGTCTGAGTGTTGCTAAAGCTGATGTTGATATAAAACTTATTATATCATTGTTGATTAACTCATCAGCTAACCAGTGCGTATGATGCATGTTTGATGCATTACGGTCTATAATTAATACTTTATAATCAGTTTTTTCTTTTAGTTCACATGCAATGTGGCTACCTATGTAGCCACACCCACCTGTAACAGCAACCCATTTATGGCTCAAGGCTTAGCCTTTCCTGTAGCTAATAGAATCTCCTCAACTTCGTCTAGCTCTTCACGACCATCAGCAAGTTCGTCTCGGTTTTCGCTCATTTTAAAAGCTACTCTAATAGCTTTATTAAGCACGTTCTTTTTGATATCTAATTCTTCGCTAACACTGTCAACCGTTTCGCTTAGGCCTTCTTTCATGATCTTGATATCATTCATGGTTTGAACGCCGACATTGATTAGATCTTTTAGACGTGCTTTGTCGTTATCGCTAAGTGCTCCGATACCCATCGTATTCTCCTAGTTAAGATGCTAATTTATAGATTACTGGCCGCTATATACAAAAGTCAATCAGATGACTGTAAAATCACTAGCCTGAACTGAATTGTTATATGGGGTCCAATTTATAGTATCACTACTTGTCCAGTAGGTATACTGTGTTAAGTTGCTTTCTGCACTTGCTATCCATATTTGTTTTGCCTGATACCAGATAACACTACGAAATCTGTATCCTGGTTGGCTAAACAAGGTCCACCCCAGTTGATCAGTTGTATATGCAAGGCCGCCACTACAAGCTGCAACCATATGTCCTACTGTATTAGATGCAATCTTTACTAGATCATTGATACCATAAGTAGGAGTTATCACCTGGCTTGCTTCCCAAACAGGATTTACCAACGTTGGTGTATTTAATATAAATCCATTGGTAGTAAACCAGAATTTTCTATTATTCCAGACTACATCATATGCATACTTAACAGATGATAAGGTTGGAAATAGTATAGCATTCCATGTAAACCCGTTATCTAAACTGTATATTGCTGTAGGACTAGTTGTTCCCGAACCAACTGCTATCCAGACATTTGCAACTGTGTTTTGATCTATTTGAACATTTTGTAAAAACCTTATATTATAAAATCTACTGTCAGTGGATGCGCAATATGCTATTTTCCAAGCCCAATTTTCACCTGAATCATTACTAAAAATCATACCAACTTCGCTTCCTGCAGGATAAGGTCCTTCATCTTGTAAGAATCTAGCCTGACCGCATGTCATATATAAATTATTGGCATATTTTATAGATAATGGTTGGAAATTACCATTCCAAATTTTGTCAGAAAGCCAATCATTAGAGTTGTAGCTATAACTAACCCATCCAGCATCACCAACTACAACTATCTTATCAGGACCGTTTGTTACGCCTAATACCTTAGTTCGAACAGTAAATGGCTCACTTGGGATAGTCCATACTATTCCGTCTAAACTGGTAGTAATTGCACCCCAACTAACCAATCTGTCGTATCTATCTCCGGCAGCAACAATCATTATTTTGCCTTCTTTTTCTTTACGGGTAACATATAATTACCTCGAGGGCCATTTGTGAGAAATGGACGTTTAAACCAATTATATGTATTTTTCTTAGCCTTTTGCCATGATGCATCACCAGGTCCTGTTAGAGGACTCTGGGTACCGTCAACTTTTGTACGTTTAGGTGCAAGCTTGCCATACACACCGTACTTGTCTATCTCTTCTAATAGCTCATACAATCGCATGAGATATTTATTGGAATTTATCCTTAGCTGCAATCAACTGATTTTCAAGCTCATTCAGAGTATTCTCATCTGATTGAAATTTGATCCCAATTCCGCCATGAGCTTCCCATAAATGTATGTTTTGTCTGTGATCATCTATTAGAATATTTGGAGTACCGTTTGCTTGTATAGCAAATTTCCATTTATCTGGAGTAAAATGTCGTTTAACTGGTTGAATATTTAAATAAGTATCAATCCATTTATTTTTCCCAGCTATACATTCTTTTGCATTAAACTCTAAAGGTCTACTTAAAATCTGATAAGATCCAAACATACTTATAACCATTTTAATAATAGAATTAGTAATTGGAAATGGATCTAAATTAGCAAAGAGTTTATATGCATCAACTCCCCGATAATACTCATCCCATTGTTTCTTATCCAAATCTAACCAATGTTTTACTTTATTAACATTAGTAGCGTGTGCAAATAGATCTGCTAAAACACCATCTAGATCAACATATATTACAGGTTTTTTACTTAACAAATCAGATTCTTTCATGATATTCCTTTCTATTAAGTAATAAATGATACCTTAAATGTGCATACCTGTCAAGCGATAAATAGAGCAAGGATCGCGATGCTACTAACATCCATCCTTTCTATCGCTTTATAGGAGCAACAGCATGACTACTTATCTAACCAAATACCCAGTGGGGTATTATGTTTACGCCTATATCAGAAAGTCTAATAACACACCATATTATATAGGAAAAGGAAAAGATAACAGAGCTTGGGAAACTCATACAAATGTGCCAACTCCAAAAGATACTACCAAAATTATTATTATCGAATCAAATTTAACAGAATTAGGTGCATTAGCAATAGAACGTAGATTAATAAGATGGTATGGTCGAAAAGATATAGGTACCGGCATTTTAAGAAATAGAACAAACGGCGGCGACGGTTTATCTGGTTATAAAGCTTCAATTGAATTAAGAAAACATTTTTCAGAGTCCCGTAAAGGCTCCAGAAATAATATGTTTGGAAGAAAACACTCAGAAGCTGTTAGATTAGCGTCTAGTATCAGAAGATCAGAAACAAATAGATTACGACGTTGGTATAATAACGGTATGGTGAGTAAATTTTTAATTGAACCGTTAGGTCCTGAATGGGTGAGAGGAAGAATTAATCAAAAACCAACAACAACTGGGAATAAATGGTATAATAACGGAATTATTAATATATCTTCAAAAGAAAAACCATTAGGAGATGAGTGGGTTTCTGGGATGTTATCGAAACAACATAGAAGATAATCAACGATCTGTCAAGTGTAAAATAGCGGACCGTCTATTAACTTGCCATCTTGGCTACGCATCATCCAGTTGAGTTTATCAATAATTTTTGGAGTAAGATGTCTTGCTCGAACTTCTCCGCGGAAGAACAAGTGAACTTCTACAGAGTGATCACCTTCTACTTTTTGAATAGCCATCATACGATTACGACCTTCATGCCCAACAACTGTTGGAATACTTGCAAACTTGCTGTCTTTTTCCCACCAATCTCGGGGAATTTCAATTATGAGAAATGGTGCTCCAATTGCACCACCTTGTTCAATATGCTTAGCAAGTCCTTCGACTGATTCTGGATGTCTCAGTTTGTGTGCTAGTTCGAGAAACATGCTGGGTTTCATTTGGACACGTAGACCGCGATAATCAACATTTTGATTATCGGGTACAGCACCTGCACCGCGCACATTATCAATCTTTAATTCTTCTAGGTCGAACAATTCATACAGTCTCATTACTTTTTCTCAACTTTAGCTAATTTTTCGTAATAGTATAAATCTTCCCCTAGATGATCTAATGCTATTTCCTTTGCAACTCTATACTTACCAGTATGTTCCATCTCTACTCTAATACCCTTGCGCATTTGTTGTTCAACTGCTAACAAACTGGTATGATATTTTTCTGCTAGCTCACCAACAGTTGGTGTTGGCTTGTCTAATAATTTGCTATCTTCGGCAACTTTAAGTTTATTTGTTTTGATCAATTCTTTAGCAGGAATTTGTTTCTTTCCTGTTATACGTACTTGATTAGGATCAAGAATAACATATGATAAACTACCTTTATCTTCTGCTGCGTTCTTATAAACTAATCCGTCATATCCCTTGCTTTTAAGAATTTTCTTTATAGTAGCTAGATTATTTTTTTCGTACTTAGGCCATAACTTGCTTTTTTCCTCAGTGGATTGATCCGAGTCGACATCGCTAAATGGATTGTTTGATCGTATTCTAACCATAATATCTTGATCAATTATCTTTTTATCTTTAAGAGCTGCTGCATAGATTCCTGCTGAATGCTGCACATTAGCATAGTCTCTTATCATAAGTGGATTCTTAATATTTAAATCAACACTATAGATTGTAATAAGTGCATCGGGACTTAGTCTTTTTTGTTTGATAAGATTTTTAATTCTATCCGCGGCTGCTGCTTCTGTCCCAAAATGACTGAAAGAATTAAACTTAGAAATAGTTGATACTGCACTGCTATGAAACGCTGTAGTGCCTTCACTTACTATGCTTTCATTCTTAGCACGACCTCTACGCATGTTCAACTGCCAACGTGCTAGTTGACCTTTGCGTCCTGGTGCCTTAGCAGCCTTCTCTAATTGTGCTATTGTAGCACCTTTGGGAATACCATGACGCTGACTATCTCCTGGTCTACCCGGGCCCTTACCGTCTGCAAAGTTCTCATTGACCAGGAATGTAGCAGCAAACTTCTTACATAGCTCTTGTATTTTTGTATTTTTAGTATCTTCGACAGTGAATTCAAAATCTTCGTCAAGTTGGCTTGGATCCATATATCCACAGTAGACTTCGTTTACTGGACATTCATTAATTAAGTCAGTACAACTATGTCCATAACGATTGCTCATTGCGTTATCGCACGGACTTAATGTTGTTACAATAATGCTACCTTCAGGGATTTCGCCATATGTTTCTAGGTATAAGTCTATAGCATTACGTTCAGCATGTCTCCATTTACCATCTTTTCTAGTACTGGTACTAGCAGTTTTATTATGATCCGGATCTAACACAGCCGCAGCGACCATACCGTGATAGTCCGGATCGGTTTGTTGTCCCTCAACTATCATACTGCAAAGTTTAACTAAACACGTATCCAAATGTTTGCGATCATATAGTTTATTAATAGCAGATTCACTCACGCTTTTGCTCTTTGTGTGTTTGCCTGCTTGTCTAGCACGACGTCCGGCGCAGTGAGCCTTCTGTGAAAAGCCTTTTGGATGACTACAATTGATACTTTTTTTGTATTTTTTGCTCCAAACTTCGTGTAGTTCGTTATCAAGAACCATTACAATATCACTGCCGGCACGACCAACAGTCTCGAATCCCCAACCCGCATACCATTTGTCCAGAGGTTTACCAAGTTGTGAGTTATCTTCTGCCATGTCAGCTACTAATATAATAGCATCTGCACCTTGCCCAAATGCTTGATCGATTGCAGATTCTAGCATTTCGCTGCCTATTCCGCCGTTGCGTAAATCTTCATCAACCCACATGTTACGTATAATACCGACGCGGTGATATTTTGATGCTATCTTTTTGGCTAATTCTGGGCTAGCACCTTGTCCTGTTAGATAGTTGTATAACTGAGGTTGATCTGTATCTACTACATAACCTTCTAAACTTCCTCCGTGATCGTGATGTTGATCAATGTGTGTTAATGTTGATTCATCTAAAATTGGTTTATAGAATACTGCGTAAAATATAGGATACCATTCGTCTCCTGCTAAACCACTTGCTACAGGTTTATCACCTGCTTCTCTGCCAATAAAATCTGCAAGTACCTCATCATACACATCGTCATACTTGTTTAAATGTAGAGGATCTGTGCTGGGTAACTTACAACGTTCTGCTGCGGCAATTTGGCACATGTCACTAAATCCTTCAAAGTGGACTACATAGTCGTCTATACGTTCTTTACCGACGTCCTCACTTGTAAGATCTTTTATAAAATCCCAAACTTCCTGCGGGACACTATCTGCGTCAGATTCACTAACAGGTGCAGTCCATTTTAACTGTCCGCTCTTAGTATCTTTTCCGAACCCCATGCTCTTATAAAACTTGGCAAGTGCCTTGGGCGAAACTTTACCCAATTTCCACGTAACCAATGAAAGACTTACACCTGCTTCTGCTGCCATATGTTGTATGTCTGTTAGAGCTTTACGACCAACACCTTGACGTTGTGGATATGCTTGTATCCATTTGATATTAGCAGTATCAGCATAGTAGTGGTCTAGTTCTAATTCTATTAATGCTAGTCCTTGATCATCGCCCTCGCCATACACAAGTGCAATTTGATCGGGATTCATTGGATTACGTGGTAGGGTAGCATACATATGGTCAATCCATTTTGCTGCTCTACCATCTTTTTTCTTACCCAGAGTTATTGCTTCGTCAATTGCAGTCTGTTTGAACATTTCTTCATGAGCAGCATTCCAGTCACGCATGATAATACCAGCTACAGCATTGGCTTCGTTTTCCTCAGGACTGCCTGTTTCGCCACTACCACTATGCAGTTTATTTTGGGTCCATTGTTTATAATGAGTAAGCTCATGTGCCAGTGTTCTCATTATATCCAGTGGATGGCGATTATTGATACCAATTTTAATAACTTGATCTTCATTATGAAATGATCCAAAACTAGGACGTGATTCACCTACATCATCGTTTGTATACCAATGTATTTTAGGTAGTTTATCTAATTCTAAATGATCCTTACAGAATAACAAGAATTCTCGAAATTGACCCACCATTTTATCTATGTTCATAATATCGCTCAGAGTTGTTGCGTGAATATTTATTGTTTTTCTTGCGATTGTATTATAAGTTACTGGCTATGACTTACTTAAATCTCGTATATTCTCATTTAAACATTTCCTTAATCCTGGCCAATCCAGATATGATAGCATCTCTATCTGCTTTTGCTCTAGCAACAGCTTCTGGTGTTTCAGCTTTGTCTCGCTTCACGGCATTTACTGCTCCAATAGCTTTAGCTTCATACATTTCCCAAAATTTTGCCAACCACTCATTGGCATCTTTATAATCACTTAATATGCCCTTTCCGTACATGTGGTTCAACTCAAAACTACGTGCCAAACCTTTAACAGCATTTACTAAGTTACTGATTTTAACAGTTTCTAAATCACTTCCTGCATGTTTTTGTAACAATGGATCTACTTCAGCTGTATTAGAATCTTTCCCAGTTATTGTTTGATATTCGTGATCAAATATATCACGTACAAACGTTTCTATATTAGTTGTTAGAGTTTTAAGTTCAAAGTCTTTCTTAGTGTCTGTATAAGGCATACGTTTGCCGTCACGTTCTTTATACTGCACACCACTATGTTGTAGATTTAATTTGAGCATGAGACCAATAATAGAAAATATGTTACCATTTAGTAATCCTTTAACACCGCGTTCCGGGGTTGCACGAAAACGTCCCCAGGTGGCAAGAGATTCTGGATGAGGCATAAAATCAATTTGTACCCACGCATCTGGTGCAACTTGTAGGATCGGATGTCCGGGATCACTGTCTGGATGGACCCAGCTTAGTGTTTTGCCAAATTCACCAAATAGTTTATTCCAAAAATATTGAATTTGTCCAGTCGACTTGCTTTGTAGTTCTTCTAGTTCTGGTACAATGATTTGTAAATCAATATCGCCGTAGATTTTATCTTCTGTATCTACGTCGTGATATGCACTACTGCCGGTGGGATGACCAATACGCACAGGTGGGATACCTTTTGTTTTTGACCAAGTATTGAATTTATTAATAAATTTTTCAACAACTTTTAGTGCTAATTTAACTGTACTGGGATGTATAACAGTACCTTGTGTTATTGTACTGGCCCAACCACCTTCTTCAAGAGTTCCTGCCATTGTGGTTAACTTACTGCCTCTGAATGCTTCTCCTGTATCTGGCTCTTGATTGGGTACATCAGCTAATCCCATTTTACGATAGAAGCCTTCACTATTCCATTTTGCATCAACTTTCACTTGTGTTGCACCACGGCTCTTTGCAACTTCAAGTGCAGACTTCATGAGTTTGCTACCATATGTATCATAACTCCCTAACCATTTGATCTCGGCTAGATTATCTTTTAATGCAATATGAATTGCAGCTACACCGCCGTCCACATCACCATCCCAATCGTACATGAATATATTGGTATCAAATATAGTAGGATCTTCTTTTGCATAGGTTATAGCTTTGATATTGTTTGTAATGACTTTTTGTATAGCAGTTAATGCTTGATAATCTTTTTTTAATCCATTGACTTTTTCCTTGGTTAAATTGGACATCATACTTTTGTCATTGATATCGTCTGCTTCAGTTTGAACAGCGTATTGTATATCTTTTAATTCATTTAATGATAAATCAATTAAGTAATTTTCTGTAATAAATTCTCTAGCTCGCATCAGTAAGGCTCCACATGCGTTATCTTTGCAGCTGGTGTTAGATATTCCCAAACACTTTCATTATGGTGCGGAACACCTGCCCAATAGTTTTTGGCTGCACGTTTAACTTCTGGACTGTCTATATCATAACCATCACTTATTAGCATACTTATTTCTGATCCCCAGTTAAGATCATGACGTTGAACAGGACCTTGTGGTTCCACTGTAAACAACCAATCTGTAGCACCACCTGCCAGATCAACATCATCTGGATTATCACATATAAACACACTTTTTCGATGTGCTAACATGTTATCGGGACGATACTTTTCTAATGGTGCATAGAAATCCGTATGTTGCCAATTGCTTTCGTAATTGTCTCTGGGAGTTAGTACCGTACCTACTGGTAGGTTGTCAAAACTTCCATGATAGAATTTTCTTAATGTCTCATCTAACTTTGTTTCTGTATTGATATACTTAATCATTTGATTATCGTCATCTTGAAATTCGTAATCAAACCCCATACGATCCCAAAATTCATGACTTTTACCATAACCGGCATCAGATGCATATAGACGTATTATTTTAATATCTTTGGGTAGACCTTTTTCCCATTTTAAATATTCTTTGGATCCGTGCCCTTTGCCTCTAGTAGGTACTTCGAAGTAATCTAACCATATGGTATTGCCCGCGCGATGAGCATCTATAGTAACATCAGGATTTAAATCACTGGCTCTCATGAAGATATTTATAGAATTTATTTCGTTGATTTACAGTTATTAAAATGCCAACGTAGCATATTGCTTGTTTGGCCTGTTTTACCACAATGTGGACAAGTACGTATACCCGGATTTATATTATTTTCCCTTAAAATTGATTCTACTTTTTCTGCGCTATCTAGCATACCTGAATATTCGGTCTGAACGTCGACGACAATAACAGGTGTATTACAACCTTCAGTTAGGAATTCATTTGCTCTCATTAATATATACCTTTAAGCATATTTATTAAATTAACAAACTAAAAATATGTTTATTAACACCTACAATACATTCAATAAATACAGAGTTATTGTAAGGGTTATAAATGACTATAAATTATAGCGGTACTGATGCATCTGGAAACAAAGTCACAGAGCGAGGCAGATTTGTTTTTGCCAGAAATTCTGATGGATGGCTAGTTAAATCTTCAAAACTTTATGCAGATTTAAATGGGAATATAGGCATAGGAGTACCGGGAACAACTGAATTATTAACCGTTGGCGGCAATGGTGCTTTTAACGGCGGTTATATAATATTAGGCGACACTTCATTTAGTAATTCTGTAACATTATCTGTGTCTGATGCAGGGACAGATAACATAACAATAACTTTACCTCCTGACACTGGATCTAAAGGACAGTGTTTAACAACAGACGGCACCGGTGTAACAAGTTGGAGTATACCTATACCTGAATTAGGAGGTATAGGATCCATCGTCTTTGCTGGCATTACCGGAGATGATACACAGGGACAAGGAAACTATTATGGAACACCATTTGCTCCGTACAGTGATCCAAGTTCACAGTCTTGGTACGGTCTAATCGCAAATGGATCAACTATAGATACATTTAATCCAAAATTAGGATTAGCTGGTGCCTGGAGATGTCACGGGTTGCATAGATTTCAAACTGGAACTGATACGGCTAGCGACGGATCATATAGTTACGCTATAATAACAGCTCTTGCACTTTGGATGAGGATAGCATAGTGAATGTAACATTCAAATGGACTGGTTATCAAAATCCTCAGTATGTAACCAAAGACGGCAGTAGAATAGATGTTGAGGTTGAACTTGTTGAACCGTTTAAAATGACCATTCCATTTACAGCATCATTAAATGATACTGAACAGCACGGAAAAGATCTTTATCAAACAATAATAGCAAATCAATACAACATTCCAATCACACCATATGTTGAAAAATCAACCAAAACATGCAACAACCGGCAGTCGCACACTAATACGTTAGAAAGTCGTATAGCTGAATTAGAAGTCAAACTAGCTAAATTAGAAAAACTGTCGAGCTCTGACACGTTCTAACTCACTTGGATTTATTATCGGATTTGCAATAACTATGATATTATTGTGTGGTCCAAGAAAGAACATTGGTAAGTCGCCGACTACGTCTTTAACAGATGATAAGTTACCAGAATTACCCCAACCAACATCTTCTATTATATACATACCACCTGGTTTCAAATACTTGAAGAAGTTTTGTAATGTTATTATTTGTTCATTTGCCTTGTGAGAACCGTCATCTATAATAATATCAAATGATCTTAATCCATACTTAGATAATTTAGCATCAACATCTTCTGAAACTCTCGAATCACCTTGCATGGTGAAGATGCGTTCTTCTGTAAACTGTGTATCAGACTGAATATCAAAACCATATATATTTGCATTTGGAAAATAATCTCGCCAGGCTCTTAACGAGCCGCCGGGTTTGTAACCTTCTAATCCAAAGTCTACCATTGATGATATCATACCCGGGATCATGGTTCCAATTCCAATTTCTAACATCGATGTTATTTTATCTCGTTTATCATGAAACATACACTCGTATATGCCAGAATATCCATTTCTACCTTTATCAGTTTTGTATAGATAAAATAGTTGATTTAAAAGAGGAGATTGTGTAGTCAACGGATTATTCCTATGTAACATACAACATTGTAACTAAATGTATATGATAATATCAAATTGATTTAAAATTTTTCTAGCGCATATGCCTAGACTATTCGTTATTATATTGTAGATAATACTCAGTTGGTATGGTATTCGAGACATATTCGTTAGATTTATCAACTAACAATCTTAAATGTTTATCAGCAACCATTTGTAATAAGGTATTTGAACAATACCTAACTCCCTTGGTAATAGGTTTAATTTCGTGTGTCCAAAAGAAATCTGCTGGAAATATTACTGCATCTCCTTTTTTTAATATTATATCATGCTTTCTATGAAAAAAACTTAATTCGCCGCCCTCATAATCATCATTTAAATTTAAAGTACAACTACCAAAAATACCAGGGCTCCAATCAACATGGGGTTCGATGATAGCACCAGTGGGATAACGTAATATCCTATGTGTGTTAGAGAATCGTATGTTTTTTTTCAATGAGTTGCATGAAAATGAATTTAAAGATTTTAAATGGTCTATCCATTTGTTAATCATTGTTTCTGTATAGTTATGTGTAATTTCGAATGCAGTTCTTAATGGATTTATTTTAATTGCATTATAAGAAGTTTTATCTACAGTCGTATTTGTTAATGAATTAAGAAATATTTCGTGTTGCAATGGCGTATCTTGTTTATCGAATTCTCTTATTATGAGGTTGCATTCTTCAAAAGGAACAAGACCAGGAACATGCAATATCAAATTGCTAAATTTAATATTGGTCATATTTTCTCGCTAGATTTATAAAATAAATGATGATTATATTTGATATCCGATTGTAATAAGAAAAATTTGGTTTGAATTTGTTTATTCAAATTTTTAGGATGTCGAGTTATTAAAATAGGTATACATAATTTGTTTCCAGATGTAATTTTTTTAATTTCATGTACCCAATACCATCCAGTAGGAAATATTAATCCGCTACCTTTTTTTAACGTTATATTATAATTTCCGTTAAAAAAACTGTGCTCACCTCCTTTGAAATTGTCATTGAGATTTAAAATACATGTTGCATAGGTGAAATCCTCAGAATCTATATGAGGTTCTAATTGTTCATTTGTATTAAAACATACAATTCTATAGTGTTGTGCGTATTTTAAATGAATTTTTAAAAATTCACAAAATGCAACATTACGTTGTTTTAGATAAGTTAGCCACTTGTTGGTTAAAATTTCTGTAGCTGAATGAACAATTTTAAAAGTTTCTGTGTTTGGTTTTAAATCTATGTATTGAGAAGTTGACTGAATAACATTATCTGTAAATGCATGAGTATAGGAGTCGATGGTTTTCTTTTGTTTTGAGTTGTTATATTCGTTAACCAATGTATCGCACTGATCAGCAGTTAAAAGATTTTTAACCAATAATATTTGATCTTTTAATAAAACATCGCTCATTTTTGACAAAAGTCCATTAATAGTAAATTATATAATATACAGTATAACTTATCAATTAATATTACTTAACTTACCATTCACTTTTATTAGAACTGTTCTACTCTTATCTTTCAGCTGTATGTTTAACTTGCCAATTGCCTTCTTTGTCCTTATAAACATGCACACGTCTGTGCATATAATCAGCTAATGAATCAGCAGAATCCCTATCTAAATCTGAACGCATATTCCATATCATTACATTTTCAATATGGTCAATTGAGGTTGGTTCATCTGGTTCATTATGCTTATATACGCTTGCTAAATGTCGTATGTTGTCAGGCGATTGTGTAACAGCATCAATTGCTTCATTATAGAATCTATCTGCTTCGTCATTATATTCGAGATACCCTGGTGCATTGTCTGCAATATCACCATCTTTGTTGACAAACCCCTCATCTTTTAACCACTGATAATAATAATCGTCTCTGATTTCCCAATCCAGGATAACGTCATTGATGTGATCAGTCATTATATCTGCTATCTTATCTAATATTGGCTTGAGAACATCATCTGGTGCAAGTTCGATTAAATCTTTTAAAGCTTCTGGCTCTCGAACTCTAAAGAATTCTAATAATCCTGGAAATCTTTCGGTAATAAGTGGCACTAATGCTATCTGTTCATCATCCTCATTCATAAATTGATCAGTTGGGAAATGCAGTTGATATTTTTCTCCTTGATGTTTGGGAGACTTTGGTATTAGAATATAAAGTGGTCCTTGCCTATCGTAATGATCAAAGAAATTACTACCTCTGACAGCAGCAGTACACCAGCGTGTTTGTCTACCATATTGACAAGCGGCTGCTTCATCTTCAGGATGTACAACTGTTACAGTATCATCCGAATATAACTTTTCAGCTTTGCCCTTTTGATTTTCGTCTTCTACGGGTAACTCGTAGTGATCCATGACATTCATAAAATCTTTTAGAGTTTTATAACGATTTAGATCACTATCTGTACCTTTAAGCATTTTCTTCAACCCAAGTTTATTAAACTTGTAGAGATATTCTGCTGCGGTACTTTCTAAATCTTCAAGTTTAGTGCGAGGATCACTTGCAAACATGCGACCTAACCACTGTGAATATTTTTTGTTAGTGGTAGGATCTGCTTTTTCCAGTTCCATCATGGCTTTGTTTGCTAGATTTTCCTGGGTTTCTTTATCTGTCAATGAGTCTTTATACATGTTAAATGATGTTGGATATCGTTCTTGGAATTGTTTATCAAAATCCTTGAGTGGTATATTTAAATTCAACATGTCTCTGAGCATGGCTCGCCATAGATTAGGACCTATGGCTTGTATAGCTCTAGCACGATCATATTCAATTAGTAGAATCTCGTCAATCTTCATCGTTTGGCTTTCTTGACCTTAACACACTTGTCTTTACCATCCTCGGTGCCAGCATAACGATACCCGTCCCAACAGGCTTTACCGTCTGCACCTTTGATTTTATCTTCGTATACTAACTCATCTTCGGTTAATTCTGTAGCGGCAATAGTTACGCCAGGTACACCCATTCTATACTTGTCCTGGGGTCCTTGTGTTTTACTATCTGGATGCATGACAAAAATAGAGTTACCATCTTTATCATCAGTTGTATATTCAAGAGTATATCTCATATTTGGAATTAGACCGACTGCTGATACTAAAGATTTTGATATGGGAAATCCCCAAATAGGTGTAGCATCACCTTTTGCAGAAGTTCTACCTGCACTGGCTTTTTTGAATCCTAATTCTTTTATATCAGAACCAAAGGATCGTACATAATCTCTATTAGCCATAATCATTACTGGTTCGTTGCTGTGTTTATCAAATTTAAAATAAAGAGTAGCGTCGCCGGTTAGATATTCTTTGGTAAATGGAGCATTAATATCAGCAGTAATCGAACTGTAGGTTATGGGAGCTGTTTTATCACCAGATATTTTTGCAATTACATTTGCTTTTGCTTCTTCTTGACTATCACCGACACCATATAACACAGTGTCTTTCTTACGTTTATGGGTTAATTTTGCTACAAACTTAGGATCTGGGCCAGTGACAGCAGGGATTCTGGTTGGCAATTTACTAAGTGCTAAAGTCCAATTTCCCATGTCTGGACCTTGTTCTATTTTACTAGATGGCGACTGATTTTTTTTCTTATTACGTCCGCCCCATTCACCCCATTCTAATATTTCTGCTATTCTCATTTTGTTATCCCCATGTTTTTTTCAGCAATTGCCATTAAATGTTTGATATAAGGAACTCCCAGTTTCTTAACATCGAATCCTTTTTCCCATACTGCTAGTTTTTGTCCGTCCGTTGCATTGGGATTTTTAAGAACATTGCGTAGTTCAGTAAAGCTCATATCAGTGCCGCCGTTTTCTTTGCTACGTGGTATACCTATTACTTCATAACTAACTTGATCCTGTGTGCCACCAAACTTTGCTAGAGCAGCAGGATCTTTCATGCGCTTTTCAAGAGTTTCTATCCATGTCTTGAAACTATCATAACGATCTTCCCCTACCATAAGGATGATTTTATTGTAGGGACTGGTTTTGGGTAATACTAAATCTTTTTCAATTTTTTTCATAGGAGTGGATGGGCTGCCATCCGGAGCCGCTATAATTTGAAACATACTTGCATGTTCTGGATATAGTTTTTTCCAAGTTTCTAATTTTACCTGAGGTGGGAATGGGTCATCTGGACCAACTTTGGGACTGATATAAACGTAGGGATCACCACCAACCTTTTTGGCTTTTTGTAGAACTAGGTTAACCAAATGTTGATGACCGATATGACCAACAAAGCTACCAACTGTAACCACTGCAGGCTTTATACGATTGCTACCCGTTCTAGGTGCTGCCGCCTTTTTTGCGGCCATAATATCTTGCATGTCAGAACTTGTAACTTTTACTAACATACCACTTGGCATTTTAATAACTATGCCTTCTAGGTTTTTACCCAATTGTTCTTTGCCCACAAGATTTGGATTATGGATAATTGCATCCGAAAGTGCTTTCCTAACTTGTGTAAGAATATCTTTTGCCTTTGCTTTAAGAGGATCATCTTTCTTACGCGATCCTAATGCTGTTCTTAATTCTGTTCCCATTTTAACAACTGGATCTATAATTTTACTAACGTCTATTTTAGCTTGTTTAAGATCACTATTGACAAATTTAATTGCAGAAGTGCTGCTCTTTAATAGCATGTCTTTTATTTCATTTGCATTAGGTAATACATCACCTGTACTGTATCTACGGAAGCTGATTGGTACAAGTGTCATAGTTGACCCTAGTTTTTTCGGGTCGTATGATATATTAACAAACTTTAAACCATTTGCAGTTTTTTCTGCCATGGGATTGTACAACATTTCTGCTTGTACAATAGTGTCCTTAGGTAGTTTCTGTATCCAATCGCTGTTTACAATAGTGTCTAACGCACGATCGTAATTGCGTGTTCTAGCAAGTTGTTCGTCAGTTTGACCCACACTCTTCCCGTACTTCTCAAAGTCGCCGACATTTTCTGCATATAAAGGTTTGATAACTCGAGAAGTCATCAAAAAAGCACGACCATTTTCATCTTTACCAAATCTAATACCAGCACCATCTACTTTGAGACTGATAGGAAAACCATCTAGGTTACCACCATTGGCATGAATTTCATTTACTAACTCTAAAAAATCAGCATCCTTCATTTCAGTGCTAGAACCGGGATTATAAATGTGTTTGATACCTTGACGAGCATAGTTCGGTGCATCAGCTTCATCTAATACCTTATATGATGCTTTGTAATCTTTTACTTTTTGTTTTAGATCACTTGGCTCTGTCATGTCTAGAGTTTCTAACATGACTCTTAAAGCAACTATTTTTTCCTTGATATCGCGATCAGGATCGCCTTTGTATAAACCCTGTGCACCTTTACCAAATAGCTTGTCTGTGAACGAATCAACTACACGTTGTTTTTCGTTGTTATCCAACAGCAAGTTCATGACTTCAAGTAGGCCTTTAAAACTCCAGAATTTTTCACTGAGTTTTTCAAACAATGCATGACTAAGTTTTTTTCCAAATAGTTTGCTGAATATACCTGCTAGACTTTGATCATACCCCTCTGTAGGTCTTGCTGTTAACACTGGTAAACCGTCTTTTATCAACGGCTTTTTTGTAACAGGATCAATAACAGGCTCATATTTTTGTCTTAATCCGCCGCCTTCTTTGCTGCTCACAGCAAAACTAACCATATTATCAGTAGCAGGTACATCTTGTAATGTTCTTGCTTTGCCTCTACCAACCATCTTTCTTAACAAAAAATCTTGTTTTGTAAGTGATGAGAAACTTTGAATAACATATTTGTGAAATACACCTTTGATACCCGCTTGTATGTCATCCCAACTACTGCTGTGACTAAACTGTGCCCAAGATGTTGGTTTACCTCGTTCGTATGAAACAAATTCTAAATCAATTTGAATTTTAAGAGGCGGGGTTGATAACTCCCATAAACTACTGAATTGTTCATTACCTCTTTTAAATCCCAAGAATTTAGCATTGCCCAATTTCTTACCTTGAATTTTTTCTAGGAATTTTTCTAACTTTTCTTCGTCTGCTTTGTTTACTTGTGTATCAATATCACCGACCTTTGGTTTTACTTTGACAAACTCATTGTCTGGTATATTGGTATTGAAGAAATGCAAACTGCTACCGCTTAGAAACTTACCACTCTTTAGAAGAGTAGATGACCATAATGGTTTATTATATGCTTTGGCATATGCAGCATTGATGTTATTCAACAGTTTTTCAAGCACAGGCACAATGAATGATCTGTCGTGAACTTTTAAATTGATAGAATCAGCTACATGACCGCCTGGTAATTCTAAATTACCACCTTCATTGATAAGCTTCACCGGAGTTGCATCAAAAACTTCAAATAAACGCATATTAATACCTTTTTGTTCTAACAGTCAGACGGTGCCTGTTGCTAGAAATTACAAGTCTAGATTATTTATGTACATTTGCGAATGAGTAGACCGGGTATACGCTATGTTGATTATGGTTGATTATTTTATCTTTTCAATAGTATCACGCATCTGATCAGATTCAGATTCAAACATGTTGAACTTCATTACCGGACTAACTTTTTGAGTATTCTCTGGTTCCTGACTTGGTGAATCAGATATCATTACACCGTCAACACCCATCATTTTATTAGCCAGTTTGAATATTTCTAACTCTTGTGGAGTATATGCAATAGCAGCAAGACTTTCATTCCAGGTGCTTTCTGCATCAAATACAACTTCACCAGCTTTTACAGCTTCAGCTGATGCTAGTGCTAGAGAATATCTATATTGTCTATAGGTGTCGCTATTAACCAAATCTGGAATAGTCATAGTAGGTGAGATTGTGCTACGGATCTCTGGTGCTAGTGCCGGAGTTTTGGTATGTATGGGTTTTGTGTTAGATTCTGTTAGATCACGTAGTCTCATTTTATACTTTCCATAATCAAACGCATTTGGTCAGATTCTGATTCAAACATATTAAATTTCATAACAGGACTTGTTACATTTCCACCCGGCGGTTCCTGACTCTTCTTAAAAGCTATTTCTTTTGGGTGTTTACCCATTCTTTTAGCTGTGGCTACAATCATATCATACTCTTGTGGAGTATATGCTACTGCAACTGGAATATCTCGCATGGGTTGATCCTGGAAATATTGTGCATCAACTTCTGGATGACTGGCCATAGCAGTCACAAACTTATAATACTCATAGTACAGATCCATATCAGGAATTATCACAGCATGAGGAAGAGTATGCCTGGTATCAAGCGGTATGTTAGAGTCAGCTTCCTCATTCAGCATGGGATATAGATCAGTAAGTTTCATAACTTACTATTTACCTTTTAGTATATTTCGTCAATTGATCAAGTCTATAATCTTTAAGTGGACCGGACATAACAGGTCGATTTTTGTGTCTAGTCCAAATAAGAGTCCAATAATTTAATCCGTTTGTTTTACAATATTCTTTTAATTCATTTCCATTTAAAATCATTTCATTACCATTTGGTAATGTTAACCTATATGTATAAAACGATGCTTTTTTACGACTAGAAACTGAACCACCTTTAGCATGCCATTCTCTATCTTTAGTACTTATGCAAGCTCTACCACCTTTTTTACCAGCCTCACTCTGATGTTGTATAAATGCCTCTCGGTTATATTTTTTAATCCATCTAAGTAGTGCTTACCACCGTATGCCATATTATATGATTTTTCGTCAGATACTACTGTTTCGTTTACAATACGTTTTTCTAACTCCCAGAGCTCTTCTCTAGATTCAGCTTCTGCAATAATTTCCTTTTTAAAATTTTCTATTCCGTATTTTTCTATGGCGTTTCTAATAGCTATACCACTACCCATATAACTATCATTGACATTTTTTGTAGCGTGCCTACCGATGTAATATCTGCCGTTTATAAGATTAGTAATTTTATAAACAATAAATCTCATAAATTATTTGCCCTTTAAGATATCTGAAACTTTTTTATTGCTCCAGAGTCTGCAGGACCAGTAGGCTGCTTTGGTACGATCGCTTGCACGAGGTGTTCCGCAACCATGTCTTGCACGGAAACTCTTGCGACGTTCTGGATCATCTCTCTTGATTTCCATATTTTTATCGCCGAAGTTTACCTTTTTAACATTACCAGTCTTGGGATCTTTCACATAGACTTTGAATTTTTTAATATCCCCGGCCATTGGCTTACCAAGTTTAACTTCACGTCCTTGGTACTCAGCTTCGTTAAGACCTATTTTTGCTAGATCGCTAGCAGATCTGGTACTTGAAGCATATACTCTTAGATTGTGTGTGCTTGGATTGTAACTATGCTTCCACTTTTTGAGTCTACCATCTTTGGTTAAAGTATCAAATTCGTCAGGTGTTATTTCAAAATCATGATAATGTGTTCTAGCTTCCTGTTCATTTAACGGATATGCAGCACCTTCTATTATGATTGTGTCATTTTCAAAACTTAACACAGTACCAACAACAGCTTCTTTAAAACCTTCAAGCATTAGAACATCGCCTGGCACCATGCTTTCATTCCAGGGATTATCGCCCATGCCGTAATCTTTTGCAAGTTCTGGATTGTCTCCTTTGAATTGGTCCCAAAAGTCTGCCAGCATACTGTGATAGTCTTTATGACCGTCTAATCTTGCAGCACGATCTAACCAATCCATCGCATCATAGCGATCTATACCTATTTTTGTCATACGAGGTATTAGATAATCAGTAGGGTCACCATCTGGGAAAGTATAGCCGATCGCATCATGTATCATTTGTGATATCTTACCAAGCAATTGCTTTTGCTGGTCGCGTTTTGCCTTAGCTGCTGCTTGACCACGATCAAAAACCACATGGCCTTTAAGTGCTTGTAATACATCCTTGACAAAATCTGGCCATGCTGTCGATTGCTTACCCTTGAATCCCAATTCAGAAACATGATTCAGCATTGCTTCTCGTTCAATCATACCAGCTAATTCTTCTTTTTTGACTGGATTGGTTTTGCTTTTGTTGATGATTGCATCAGCAACCAACTGAACTCTGTCCTGATAAACTTCTGCTAGCAAATTCTCAGAATCAACTATGGGTGCACCGAATATCTTACTATATGCAAGTTTAAGCTGATTGAGTTTCTTTACTAGATCTGGCGCATTACCCAGCTTACTGTTGATTGTTTGTAGGCTTGTTATATGGTCTGTAACAAGATTATGGAATAGTTTAAAATCTAATCCGGCCTGTCCGGGTGTGGCTAGATTACGTTCTTGATTAGCTGGCTCGAATCTTAAAATGGCTTCATCTACGTTTTTTAAGTTACGTAATTTCATGTTTTCACCTGTGGATTTTGTCATATGTAGAGTATTTATTCTGTAACTAGTTAATCATGACAATTTGATTTGTGTTGTTGATACAGCGCAAAGCTGGCCAAATTCTTGTTCTTGGCTTCGCACATGATATCAAATTGTGGCAGAAATTCCAATGCCCAGGAGTTAGCAGCTGAATTCCACATCATATCACTGTGTGCTCTGAGTTTTTGTTTCTTATGCCCAGACTCTAGTAATTGATTCATATCAGGGAATTGACTGCGGCTATGATCTACAAGACAGTCTTCTCTGCTCAAACTATAGTGCATGGTCGGTCGAATACCACGCCAACTATCTACTACACGTTTAACGCGATCGTCTTTGGGCTGTATATATTCGCCAGTCTTAATCCAGTTGTGATGTATGTCTAACACCAGAGCCACATGTTTTTCTAGTTCTAGTGTAGCATCTAATCCGTGACTATTTTCTTCATTCTCTATGGTGATGAGGTTACGAGCTTCCAGGCTAAGTCTAGGAAGACAGCTGACAATGCCACTAGGACCGCGACGACCAGATATATGCACATTAATTTTAAATCCTTGATCATGCCATGTTTTACCGTAACCCATATATCTCGCCATGTCCACATGATATTCAAACTCCTCGATACTTCTATTTACTATATCGTCATTTTCACTTGCAAGAGCTGTAAATTGGCCCGGGTGGAAACTGAGTCTAACATCTAATCTTCTAGCAAGGTCGCCGACCGGCGCAAGTTCTCGTTCTAAATATGCACGTACATCTGATTGTTGCCAAAACCATGACCAGTTTGATTCTGTGTATACAGGCAGCATGTCAGAGCCTAGGCGTAGCATACGCAGCTCAGGGTTCCACGAGCCAACATGGGCAATAGCTGCTCTAGTAGCAGCAACATTGTGCTGCATGATTTCCCATAATCTTGCAACTGCTGCATCTCGAGTTTGACGATTAAGCCATGCTACTGTAGTGCTTTTGTAATTTAAATCTGGTATTGTATTAGCATGTTCGTCAACAGTTTTGCAAGCGTAGCCAATTCGTTGAGTCAAGTTAGTCCCCATACTAGAGAAAATGAAACGTAATCAATATTTTCTTCAAAGTAAAATGCATATACAGATATACTACCATCAATGCCTTCGTGATGCAAGCCGTATGACCAACGACCTACGGCATTATCTTCACACCAAACTACCATAAGATCCGTATCCTCTGGCCAGTTACTGTCGTATCCAACTATTACTTGTTTAAAGTAGTACTGACCTTTGTGATTACTCATACACCTGCGGGGGTTAAATCCTCGCAACTATTTAATCAAAGATAGTATCATGTTGCTATCGAGCTCGTCAACTCTAGTATCATGCGGTATAATTGGCATAAAATTCCATGCCAAATTGGTTAGCAATATACATGTTAGGCTTATCCAGTGATTTGTTTAAAGTAAGCTTTTGAAATCCAGGGAGAATTACTGTGATTTTATTGGGTTTTACGTCAAATAACTCTGCATCAATAACTCTACCATTATTAGTACAAGTTACTTTTATAAACTGTGTGCTCTGAGCATTGTGATGACTTTTCATTTACCAACTCCTATAGTAGTACAGTAGCAGAAACATCTGGCTCTGTCAACTGGATATTTACATCAACTGCTACTGACAGGGTTTAATTGTGGTAGAATCTACAGCAATCATATAAACCCACCCCTCATAAAAGGGTATATTACCGCGAATGTAACACTTTATAGCAGGTGTATATTGTGGAATATTAGTTCCCTGAATTTGTGGATTGACATATGATGTTACAAATGACAAGTATGCTGCGTTACCCTGTTCTACATTTACCATAGGGATACTGATTGGCATTTTTACAACAAATTTATTTTCAATATAGTAGGTATTATATGAGTTTCTAATAAATGCATTTGGCCATTCT